CGGAATTGTGGTTTTCTTGGAACCCTTTTGCCCCAAGTGACCCGATAGACCGGCTCCTAAGGGGAGAATGCCCGCCGTATGACGCCACAGTTGTCGAAGTGAATTTTGAGGATAACCCGTGGTTCCCCGACGTCCTCAAGAAAGAGGCAGAATATGACATGTCGCGCGACATCGACAAATACAATCATGTTTGGCTGGGCCAATACGCAGCACAAAGCGCGGCGCAGGTTTTCAAAAATTGGAAAGTGCAAGAGTTTGTTTCTCCTGTCGGCGGGACATATAGACTTGGCGCTGATTGGGGATATGCAACAGACCCGTCTGTGTTGATAAGGGCGAGGCTGGACGGCAAAGCGCTATATGTAGATTACGAAGCCTACATGGTTGGGTGCGAGATAGATATGTTGCCTGACCTGTTTGACCGTGTCCCCGATTCCCGCAAGTGGTTTATCACCGCCGACAATTCAAGGCCAGAAACAATTTCGTACCTGCGGCGCCATGGATACCCGAAGCTAAACCCCTGCAAAAAAGGCACGGGTAGCGTTGAAGACGGGATTGAATGGCTGAAATCGTTCGACATTATTGTGCATCCTCGGTGTGAACATACGATTGAAGAATTGAAATCATATTCGTACAAGGTGGATCCGTTGACGGACGACGTTCTGCCAATACTCGCGGACAAAGATAACCATGTAATCGACGCCTTGCGGTATGCATGCGAAGCTGTCCGGCGTGCGCAAAAAACAATAGTCCAGCCGCACAATGTTTCCTACCGCGCGATTGACAGCGTGATCGGGTACTGAAAACAGTGTTAGGATTGGTTTTGCGATTTGCAACAATAACAATAGTTTAGTCTAGCCCCGCTCGGCGGTGGAAACAAGGAATTGATGGAGCAGAAAAAATGAATAAAATATTGATCACTGCCATGATCGCGCTAAGTCTGGCTGCACCAGTTAATGCTGCCATTGTCGAGGTTGACCCGCAAACGGCAGCAGGTTCGAAAACATTTGTGATGGATTTCACCAATGTTCGCAAGCTGGTGTTTACTGTGACGAGTGATGGTTCCGGGGATGCATCTTTGGTGCTCCCCAAAATCACCGGGCTGCTCAACAAAATTGTTTTCAAACTTGGAGAAACAACGCTCACCCCTGACAATCTGTGGGACGTTGTTTTGTACAATCGGGACGCGACAGTCCAGAAAGACATCCTGGAGGGTCAAGGGGCCAATCTGTCAAACACAGTTGATACCATTCTCCAACCGACAATCGGTGGCGAAGCGGTCCCGAATTTCGAGGACGGCAACCTGAAGATTGTTTTCTCAGGCATGGGTGCCTTAAACGTCATCACGATGGAAATATGGATACTCAAGTAGAATTGCCTGACGAGGCAATCAAGGCCAGGTCCGCGAGCGGCATTGAAAAACAATGGCTCGAAGATGAGCGCATGAAGGATTCTTCCGGCGATTTGGGTATGGCCGATGTGACCGATTATGCGACTGGCGAAGCGTTTATTCGGGCGAAGTCATCCGAGCCACGTCGGTCAAGGGTGGTTGTTAATATCATCCGGGGCAAGTGCGAACAGACAGAGGGGAGGTTTAGCGACATCCAGTTGCCGGTTGACGACAGGAATTGGGGTTTGAAAATAACCCCTGTACCAGACATCGAGGTGCAAAAAGAAGATAAAACCCCTGTCGCAATCGGGGGCGAACCTGTTGTCCAGGATGGGAAACCTGTCACCCTTGCTGACCTTGCACGGAATGAGATATCACTTGCCGTCGAGAAAATGAAGCTGATGGAGAAGGAAATTGAAGATCAGCTCAATGAGTGCTCATTCAACGGGGAATGCAGGAAAGTTGCACGGGACGCAATCGCTTATGGCACCGGGATTCTCAAGGGACCGGCTGTTATCAGCAGGCTACGCAAAAGTTGGAAAAAATCCGAGACAGAAAAAGCTTATGTCCTTGAAGTAACGGAGGAGCAAAAACCGTATTCGAAGCGGGTTGATCGGTGGAACATCTACCCTGACCCTGACTGTGGCGACGATATAAAGAAAGCCTCATATATCTGGGAGAAAGACGGGATCCTGCCGAGGGAGCTTCGCCGGTTGATGGGCGTTGACGGGTATCTGTCGGACCAGATTGAAAAAATACTCAAAGAGGACCCAATCAGAACGTTTGTTGTTTCCGGCAAACAGAAATTGCAGATTGAGAAAACATCCCAAGACCAAGGGTCGAAATACGAACTATGGGAATACAACGGAGATTTGACCGTTGATGAACTTAAAGCACTGGATTGTGATTGCGGCGACATGAACGGCATGGTTTCCGCGTGTGTTGTTTTCGTCAACGAGAAACCCATAAAGGCAAGTCTGAACCTGCTCGACACAGGTGATTTGCCGTATGATTTTTTTCAGTGGTCACAAGTGCCAGGGTCAATTTGGGGCATTGGTCTTGTCCGGATAATGAGCCACATATCAAGGATTATCACCGCCGCCTGGCGAATGATGATGGACAACGCCGGGGATTCAGCCGGGGCAAACATCGTCATTGGTGAGGGCATTTTCCCGGATGACGGGCGATGGGAAGTGGGCGGCAAGAAGATATGGCGGTTCAACGGTGATATGGTTGACGTCCGGCAAGCGTTCACTCAATTCCAGTTGACCAACAATCAAGCCGACCTGCAACGGATCATTGAGCTAGCCCTCCGGTTTGCCGACATGGAAACAATGCTCCCGATGGCATTTGCAGGTGAACAAGTAGGCCCTGCTGAAACGCTTGGGGCTGTTGAGCTTAAAGTTGACTCAAGCAATGTTGGGCTGCGAGGCCGGGTTAAATTGTGGGATGACCAAATCACCAGACCTCACCTGACAAGATATTACCACTGGAACATGCAGTATAACCAGAACGACGAAATCAAAGGTGATTACAACGTCGACCCGCGAGGCGTTTCTTATCTGCTCCAAAAAGACAAAGCGGCACAAACAATCATGCAGATTCTTCCCCTACTTGATGTCAATCCGACGTTGAAATTGATGGTTGACCCGAAGAAAGCACTTAAAG